AGTCGGTAACGTACCTGTTGCAATGTTTGAGGCATCGGTTGTGTCAGTTGTGGCTGATGCGGCAAGGCCGCTGATCTTTGAGGTTGCGATGGCCGCTGATGCGTCGATCTTGGCGTTGGTGATTACGCCGTCTGCGATTGTGTCTGCCGTGACAGAGTTCTGCGCGGGAGTAATCGTCGTACCGACATCATTGATCCCGATGACTTCAAGTTTGTCTGCCGATACAAGGGCTGATGTCAGCGTAAGGGTTGTACCTGAAACTGAATAAGCATCTTCGTGCTGCTTAACACCGTTGATCGTTACTATGAGACTTTGCTCTGTAGGAGCCGACCAAGTAAGTGTATGAGTAGCACTAGTAGAGCCTGTAACATCAAACCTACGGATGTCAGAAGCTTTTAGTTCCTTGGCGCCAATATATGACATTAGGTAATCTCCAGAATCCCCAATACTGCCTCTAGGTCGCTATCGACGCTAGCCGTCATGTGAATATCCCCAGTTGCCTCTAAATCAATAGGTTTGTCTAGAACTAGAGTAGAATCAGCGGGCACTGGAACTGTCTTAGCTACGTGGTAATAAGTATCACCAGAGGTTGCTCTAGCTTTGATGGTAACATCAGCAGAGTTAACCCCGTCTATGTTACTTATGTAACACGAGTGAATAACAGATTGAGTTGCAGCTGGAGCGGTGTAAACAATACCGCCTGAAGCAGTTAACGCCGCACCCTGGTTTTTAAAGGTGTTTGCCATGTTAGCCTCCTAGTGCTATGGCCATTGCTACGGCGGTTCCAGCTGGATCGCCTGATGATGGAACAGCTGCCCAAGTGCCGTCTCCTCTCCAGAAAGTTGAAGAAGAAGCGCTTGTTCCGCTATTTAAATTACTAATTCCAAGGTTACCAGTTATTGACGAAGCTCCTAAATCTATCGCTAATTCTGTAGATTCTATAACGAGGCCTCCGTTGGCTTTAAGATCTGTGCTAAACTCTGTGCCAGTTAAATCTAAGCCGTCACCGGCTGTATAAGTGGTGTCAGTATCTGTAGCGGCTATCTCTATTGTTCCTGTGCCGTTTGTTATGGTGACGTTAGTTCCGGCAGTAAGAGTGGATTTAGATAAAGTATTGCCTGTTGTATTTCCAATCAGAATCTGGCCATTAGTGTAAGTTGTCTGGCCAGTACCACCATGTGCTACAGAGACAGGTGTCGACAAGCTTAAAGTTACAGCTCCTGATGTTCCGCCGCCACTTAAACCTGTTCCAGCAGCTACTTCAGTGATATCACCAACTGTAGGTGTTTCAGACTGCCAACCGTTAGTGGTATCGTAAGTAAGGACATCTCCATCAGAAGGAGACATAGATGCATAAACGTCAGAAAGCTGGGTAATCGGTATGGTTATATCGCCAGTGCCATCGAAGCTTGACCCAGCGATATTTCTTGCAGTTTCTAACGCCGTTGCTGTTGAAGCATTACCCGTCAAAGCTCCTACGAAACTAGATGACGTTACTGAGGTTAATCCAGTTATCGTAGTATCTAGGTTCACTGTTACTGTGCCGCTAGTTCCGCCGCCATTTAGGTTAGTACCTGCTGTTACTCCTTCAATATCTCCAGCTAGTGTTTCGGCTTGCCAACCGTTGGTGGTGTCATATACCAAAGCTTGACCATCTGATGGACTCATTGAGGAGTAAACATCAGAAAGATCTGTTATACCTACCGTTGCAGAAGCTCCTAGAGCCACAGTTTGACCGGCAACAGTAACTGAGCTGTTTGCTAGCGAACTATTAGGAACGCTAGACAATCCTAAGGTTATGGTTCCAGTTGATGTTATAGGAGACCCACTGTCTACGTCTATACCATCGGTACCTGCAACCGCAACACTAGTGACCGTCCCAGTTCCAGAGGCTGTAGCAGGAACATACTCGGTTCCTGACCACTGTAAAAATTGACCAGTACTAGGAGAAGTGCTTGAAACATCAGATAAGTCGCTTGTAGATACATCGACATTAGCTGTTCCATCGAAACTTTGTCCTGCTATGTTTCTAGCAGTTTGTAGAGCAGTTGCTGTAGATGCGTTACCAGTAAGATCACCAACAAAAGCTGTAGACGTTACCGAAGATAACCCAGTGATGGTTGTGTCTAGATTAAGAGTCGTAGTATAAGCAGAGGTATCAGGTACCGCTGTTATATTAGAACCTCCTAATACTCCACCTAAATAATAGTTTTTAGCTTGACCCGGAGTTAATCTATTATCTGAAGATGAGTTAGCGACATGAAGAAAATCATTAACATCATCTAAACCCCCAGTGGTACCACTCCTTGGGGTCATAGTTGGGACTGTAATAGTAGCCATATTAACTCGTCACTATATAGTCTGAGCCAGAACCAGCATCCACTGTAGAGACGTAGGTTTTAGCGATGATTGATGCTATCTCATACTGAGATTGCGTGGATATTTGCAGATCATTGCCAGGATCAAGATAGAAGTTTGCAGTACGTTTAGAGTATCTGCGGAATGATCCGCCTCCCACGAGGCCGATTGTTTTAATTCTGCCTAGCAGCTGAGATAGCTGATTCGCGTATATTTCAAAATCTGGCTGACGGTAGTGAGCTTTCATCGTTGCAATAGAATGCAACAAGATAAGCTGAGGATTCACCGTAGCGGTGTCTGAGTCAGCTGAGAACGCGCTCATGCCGGCGTTGTATTCTAGCCGGAATTTAGATGTGCTGTCGTTGGGGACCGGCCAAACTTCTATCTTAGCAGTTCCAGCATCATCAATAACATCCCATCTAACGGGATCCATTTGATTAAGAACGGGTAGATCGTTATGCCTATGAACCCCAATACCGATTTGTAGTTCATAGAATCTACCAGTTCCTTGCCTCTGGATAGATACTGTTAAAGGCTTATATGGATCACAGTCAGATGGAAAAGAATAGTAAGCGGTACCAGCAGTAGTGGTACCTGGTGTAGTGTCATTTACTTTCTTGGTGAGTAGATCACCAAACTCGTAAAATAGTTGGTCTTGAGCGCTTCTAAGAGCAGAGTTTAATATATCTGTCTGCGCTATAGCCGCAGTTCCAGAAGCACTAAACCCCAGCCGTTGCGCTAGCTCTGTTCGTAGACTTAGAAGTGTTCTTGACATTCCTTTCTTTTGCCACTATTTCGTCAAGTTTGCTAGTCAAACCTTCTGGGGGTCTACCAAATACTGAAAGCGTGGCTCCTTCACCCCACTGGGTGCAGAGTCTTGTCCACTCTTCCTCTAAGCTATCGATATCGTATGTATCGTTAAGCTTTTCTTTGATGTTGATATTGGGACCATACCTCTCTAAATAAAACGGAAGTTCGTGAGAAGGTATTTTCTTAGAAGGTTTAGTAAACTGATCGTTATCAATTTCGATCAAAATTCTAGGAACTTGGTACATGTTTTCTCCCTATAAAAAAGAGGGTCGGGGGAGCGACCAGGCTCCCCCTTCCCGTCAAGGTTTAAGCCACACTCCAGATAAGACCATGGCAGTTCAGACGGTTAGCCGTCAAAGAACCACGCCAGGTCATACCCCAGTAGTACTCATACTTGTTGTACTGCCGCGGCGGCTTTCTCGCAACCATATCATTGCCTTCGATAGGACGGAGGGCCATGTGATTGGTATTGATGAAGTAGCAGCGACGTTTCCAGTCATAAGTAGCTGAGCTATCTTTCGTTGTGCATCCACCATCGAACGTCGGATCCCAAAGGATAGGAACACCCTGGAAGTAAAGGCCGGTGAAAGTTCCACCGTTCTTGACTTCAACAGACGGATCCATGTGCCATGGCATCTGAGCCTGCTGAGTCGGCTGAACAGCATAGCGCGACACTGCGGATTCAGAAGCTGCACGGAAGTGATCGATGAAAGTAGAACCGGCGACGATCAGATCAGGGCTTCCGCCATTTTTCTGACATTCACGCCACATTTTCGTCATTTCATCGATAAGGGTCGCCTGAGTAACACCGGTGCCAGTAGCGCCGCCGTCGTTCAAGCCAGAACCGTCGTTCCAATGGTTGTTCCAGTAGTTGGAGCCAGAGTGAGCGGTTTTAGTAATACCGCCGACAGTGCTCGAAGTATCTTTGATGTTGACAATGAAGTCAAGACCGTTGATAATACGACCACTCGAGCTCGAACCAGAACCGCCGGGATCGATAGTTCCGTCAAGGTGAAGCGAAAGATCAAGAATCTCTTCAAAACCAAGGCGTAGAGTTTCCATGCCTTCGTTGAAGATATTGGTGAGCTGGACAAGTCCAGTTGCAGAAGAATTCCGCGGTGCAGAATCCGTAACGATGATACCGTTACCGAGCAAGAAGTCTTCAGTGAAATAGAAACCATCGTGCGCCGAACACCACGGCCAGTACGCTTGGCGTACCGTATCGCGCGTGTTGTAGGTGACAGTATCCGTAGTGTTTTTGGTAGTTGCATGTTCACCAAACCACTGGAAGTTGCTGTCATAGCCTGTTCGGATCTGCTCAACAATGTTCTCTTTACCACCGCCCCAAGGCTTCTTTTTAGAAGTCAGGGCTTTAAGCAGAGGACGTTCCTGAGCTACCTGATCGATAGGTTTGTTTTTCAGATAGTTCTGAAGAGCTACATAACCCAGCTGGGTAATATCATTACTGTTTAGGGCTGTATTCGTAGCCATTTTTGATATTCCTCAAAAGGTTGTTAGTAGTACCGAAACAGGTTTGCCGCACGAATGCATTGTCTTGTGCTACTGAGTGGGCGGGGCTCAGCTTTTACGCCCTTTTACCTGTTATGTAGTTGATCAAGATGGTATTGCAAAAACTCAGGCGTTACTTCTGCCTGCTTTAATTCGCTACCATCAACATTGCCGCTACTTGAACTGCTGGGTGCTAGGGGCCCAGAATCTTTACTAGCAGAAGTTCTATTTTTAGAGGCAAGCGACATTCCTCTAGTTAGAACCTCGTATTCGTTTTTGAGAAGAGGTAGCCAACTACTAGGATCAACTCCCGAATTTGCTATCTTTTCACCGATGTCCAACATTATATCACGTTTTGACTCAAAGTCAGCATCTGATGTTTTTATGCCCTCTTCCCAAGCTTTGATCTCATTATATGCTTTTTCCTGGTTTTGTGAAAAAGCTTGCTGCTGCTGATAACTTTCTTGACTCTGCCTCTCGAACTCTTGTTTAGACTGATTTATAGAATTATGCTGAACCCTTTGTTGAGCTAGTTTATTTGCCCAATCTTCGGACATTTCTAGGTTTTCTACAGCCTGTGACAAATCGTCAAAATCTCCGAAAGAAGATTTATCGTTTTGACCCTGGTCAGAAACACCTAACCTTTCAGCTATAATGTTCGAGAACTCGTCTATTTTACTTAAGGCGGATCTAGCCTGTTCCCAATCCCCCGAATTAAGTGCTTTAAATACGTCTAGAGCGAAATTAAGCTGATCTGGCTGAGTTCCAGAGCTTAGAACGTGAGAAGCTACGGCCTCAGAAGGTTCTAACTGTGATATTCTTTCTTCTAACTCTTTTGACCTAGAAACTAGATCTTTAAACCTTTCCTGAGCTTTAGGCTTGAGATTATTTAGAATCTCTTCGTCGCTAAGTTCTACCTCTGCAGTCTCTTCCGGCTTATCTTTGGCTTTAGCCTCTACTTCTGGCTCGGGAGTTTTCTCCTCCTCCTTTTCAGACTCTTCTTGTACCTCAGCTTTAGGTTCTTCTTCAGCTTTCTGCTCTTCCTGAGCCTCGTCAAAGGTTGGGGTGTTTAAGTCTAATTCGTCTTCCTCCGTAGAGTTGTCTTCCTGCATCTCGTCAAAAGCTTTAGAAAGCACATCTTTGGTTGAGTCGAATAGTTCCTCGTTGCTTAGTTCAGGTTGAGCCATGTTTTCTCCCTTAGCTGTTCATATCTTCTGGGTTACGATATTGATTCCTTGATCGCTGATTAACCCTGTTTGCCGGAGCGTTTTCCTGTCTGACAAACTCAGGATTCGCCCTACCTCCCGGCCTTTGTGCCGGTTGACCACCATACATATTACCACCAACACCCATAGCCGCTTGAATCTGCTGATTCTGCATAGCATATTCCATAACATCCTGAGGAATAGGCGGAATAAACTTAGCCACGTCTATTCTCTCATCGAACCGCTTGAAAGTCTCCTTCACAAGGTTTATAAACGGGTTAAATTCATCAGGAATTCCTGACATGCGCATAGATTGTATAGCATCGATGTTCTGCATGATTATAGGCATCAATTCTATCCAGCGCATCTGCTCTGTATTCTTGTCTGGCATCTCTGTGCTGCCAGCCTTGATTTCAATATACGTGCGATCGTAAAGCGTTTGCTTATCAACTTGAGGCCAAAAAGCGTTCTGACCAGCTTCCTGTAATACCATCTCAGGAGACATTTCCTGCAACAATATTTCTGCGGAAAACGTAGCAACATCCTTTAGCCACTCTTCCAATAAATCAATTTTCTCTCCTACTCTAGTTGATAAACCTTCTTGTAGGATGTTAGCTTCTGTAGCCGTTTTGGATTTAGCAACAGATCCTCTAGCTGCATCACCCAGCCCGCTGATCCACTCGATATCCTGCCTAATAGCAGATGTATCATAAATCATCGGGTTAAACGGTGGTACTGTAGCGGGTTGGAACACGGTATTAACCCCAGCTCCTGATGCGTTAATCAGGGCTATATCTCCGATTGTAGCATTAGAGAATGTCTCAATATCTTCGTAGTTAATTCTACTAGAATCTGCAACATAAAACGGCGCAGAAAGATCCCTATGCTTAGAAGCTTGAGTCCTAATCGTCATGTATTCATCTTGAAGATTCTCAAGAAGGTCTACATCAGATATAGGCCACTCTTCTCCATCTACCCAGTTAAGTCCCAGTATAAAGAATGGGAACCAGCAATCACCCATCTTGTTAGGATGGAACGGTGTTTTAACGTATGAGTCTCCGCCCTCTGCCCAAGTATATACAGTTTGAGTTATTTTGTCCCAATATTCCCAGATTGCTAACGCAACTGAAACATCCTCACCTTCACCGACGTTAGAATCTTTAGTTAAACGCTGAGGAATACCGTTTTGGTTTCTGCGGTAAGTAGTGAACTTTTCTATTTCTTCTTTAGAAAGTTGGAATCTAGCCATAACCTCTTTTGGCGTCATCCATGTTCTATTAGCCATCCAGCGAGCTTGCTTATAGTCTGATAAAGAGTCAAGAGAAGTATCCATCCTGAAATCTTCAGGGCGAACGTAACCAAGGTTTAACCCTTCCCTTCGCATGACGTTTACGTTTGCCTGCAAACTCTCAACAATCATGTTTTGCTCTTGAACTAAAGAGTCTTTATCCTGCTCATCAACAGTATCTTCTTTTCTGATAGTATCTACTAGAGACGCTAAAGTATCTTGAGCATCATCTAACTGCCTACTTACTAAAGGATCTTTTATGTAATCCCTCTGGTATGTAACTTTGACTATACCAATCTTACTTACCATGCAAGATCTTAGTATTTGCTTGGATACCCTTTTTAGTTCAGCCTTATGAAGGCAGCTATTGAGAACTATTTGAAGAGTGTTGGCAAATAGATCAGCAGTTCTGTACTCATACCCAGAAGGATCTACGTGCTCGTTTGGTTTTACCTGAATCTCTGGATTCTTAGCATAAATAAGAGGTAAGATATTCTGAAGCGTAGCATGGATAATGTTTCCCTTAATGATCCTGCCAGCTTCTTGGCTTGCCTGCCCAGGCGTAACAGTCTGAGAGCGCCACGTTGTTCTTCCTAGAGCATATCTACGGCTGTGCTCTATTTCCCTATATCTCCGCTTCCACTTTCTATACGAAAGCCCGATATTATTTTGAAACTCTCTTATTAACCCCTTTGAATTAGATGAAACATCAGGAGCTATCGTTGAGCTTGATGCGGAGATCTCTAGATCAGCCATCGTTATAATCCTCGTAAAGTTCTTCTATCCTATCTAACCATTCTAGAGTAAACGGGTTAGGATCAGTTTTCTTTGGTTTAGGTTTCTTTGATTTCGCTCTCTTGTGCATTAGGCCATATCTTGTGGCGTCAAACAGATGATCTTCTGCCTTAGTGTCAATATCCTCAATCTTCTTAGGATCTGCTGGCAGCGATGGCACCGTTCTCAACCAGTGCTTGCAATTAGCAAAAACCTTAAAAGATTCACCGTTTAATCGGTCAACAAACTCGTTAAGCCCTTGGACTCTAGATCCTGGCCCCTTCGCGCTTGGTTCCCAAAAAACGCCGTAGTCGTTAAACACATCAGCAACAGACTTATGTCTGCCGTCTCTCATAAATATAGCCGAATCAGCTATGTTGCCGCGAAATTTTATTCCCAGCTTTTTCTCTTTAGTCTCTGCCTCCAATATGTCTTCAGCTATTTGCTCTATTGGAGTCTCTGAGCCTACGTTGGGCCTGTCTGCCCAATACCTCTCTCTGTACAGGTAAACACATCCATCATAATCTTGTGCAAACCACACGCACCCCGCAGGGGATTTATACCCGTGATCATAGGCTTTCCACCTACGCCACTCTAATGGTATATCGAATGGCTCTACCACATGCTCAACTGGGTTCCAGATTGACTCAAAAAAGGCTCCAGGCGCTATATTCCAGTCGCCATCTAACCAAGCCTTAACGAGCCACTCTGGTCCAGAAGATTTTATCCTGTCTATATATCCGGGGTCATTCTCCATCAAAGGAGTGTTGTCCGTTATCTTAGACGGAATAAAAAGCTTGCCTTCTTCCTCCTTATCAATGTACCTCTCTTTGACCCAACCGTGGCCTGGGCCACCCGGGTTGGCGCTAGCCCGAAATAGCGTGGGCACGCCGGCCGCAGACCTCATAGTTGCCTGCAGCAAATCAATAGGGTCTGGCGACGGCCAGTTTCCTAGCTCGTCAAACCCAAGGAAAGTAACAGAAAAGCCTTGCAGCTTCATAGCATCATTATCTTCGTCCAGATGCTTTAACTGCAGGGTAGAACCCTTAGGGCTTACCCACTTTCTTTCACCTACTTTCCACTCCCAACCCTCCTTTACGAATACGCTCTGACCTAACTTAACCAGTTCCCCTGTTTCCGGGTAAGTTCTACGGAATAATAACCCGTGAGCATCTGGCCCGTAGAGCTCTGCATGTCTCCTGAAAGCCAGCAGCATTCCAACAGATTTCGATCCTCCTCGGGCACCTCCGAAGAGAATGTGAGGATGCTCACTATACACGAACTCTCGTTGCGGTCCCTCAAGAGCAACCCATTTGTCTTTCCCATTCTCTACCCTTCTTTCAAGTTCCGTGGCTAAAATCGCACGTATTTCTTCCCTGGGGTAACTATGTACAAGAGTGTATGCTAAGCTCATGCCACATATTTTACCATGGCAACTTCAGACGCCGGTATAGTAAACAAGTTGTTTTCAACTATTGTCGCAAACTGTGCAGATGGTATTGTGCATGAAGTACTTATATTGAAAACGTCGTCTTCTTTGTTGTGGTCTATAGATGTTACAGACCCAGCAACTATTGGAAGAATCCCAGAAGAGGTGCTGTGAGATACGTCAACGGTGCTAGAAAGACCTCGTACAAGCGTGTTTAAAGCCGTAGTAGAGCTACCAACCTCTGTAGTTGTTGCATAAGATATTACCTCAGCCCCTATTAAAGCTTTTCCTGAAGCTGGAAAATTATCGCCAGCAATCATGGTTAAACCAATACTAGTTGTTGCTGATGCTGCTAAAGTCCCAGTAGTAGTAGCTATAGTATTTACATTCATAGTATAGCTGTAATCATCCCCTACCGTTAAAGATCTAACTTTAGTCAAGTAGGTAGATGAATCGGCTATTTTCTCAGCAAGCGTGCTAGGAGATTCGGCGTAATCAAGGGCATCTGCGGTAGTATACCCATCATATGTCAAATATATGGTATCTACAGGCAGAAGTGTTAAAGCTGCCATAATTAGGCGTATCTATTACCACTAGGAACTTCGTCCACTCGCTTAGGTTTAACTCTTCCTGGACCAGCTGGTTTTTTGTTTTTGTAATTCATGTCTTTATGCCCCGTGTCTTCGATTAACTTAGCCGCCGGATGCAAAGCAACGGCTCTAGATGCAGCTTTTCTACCTGAATCATCGTATGGAAATTTAACTACTGGCATGATGCCTCCTAATGCTTCGTGTCTGAGGTAGGTTCCATACTATCCTCAAACTCTTTAATGAGCTCTACAAGTTCGTTATCCGAAAGCTCTCTCATAGAGTCGTTGATGTTAACGTTCTGATCGATAGCTCTCATAGACGGTACACACCTTTCTACAAGAATTCTCGCTGCCTGAACGTCTCCTTCTTTAGCGGCGTCGGCTAAAACCTCAATAACTGCTGGTAAATGCTCAGATATCTGGCTTCTTAGTTGGGCCATCGTTTTTTGAGATTTTCGCGGCCGACCATTTGGGTTTCCGCTTGTTCCTTTTTGCCATGCCATCAGTAATTCACCGGTGATCCTGGCATCGCTCTGTTGCGGCGCCTCATGTGCTCTTCAATTAAGACTTTATCTACTACGTCGGCCGGCATTTGTCCGCCGCCCTCGTAACCAAAATCTACGCCTCGGTCGTAATCCTGCATAATTAGCTGCCTGGTTGGGTCAGGAACAGTATACGCCGAGCCGCGATGTCGCTGCATGTCGTCTTGGGTTGGGAACTGGCCAGCAAAGCGGCCAGCGATGCTATCTGCCCCGGCAGGGGTTTGATACCCTGGCATATTAGGCCGACGCTGCATGTTAGCCATGCGTTCCTGTTCTGTAACCGGCGCAAACTGGTTAGCCAGGCGGTCACCGCCACCCTTTACTGCTTGCCTGATAACATCTAAAATACTCATTCCTTGGTCCATTTTCTTATCCGATAGTTATGTATTCTGTTCCATTAGGAGCGGTTTGTAATCGTCCCGAATCTTTTAAGAACTGCAGTGTTTTTATCTTTTCTGCCTCTCTTTCTCTGCGTCTTTCGTCTCTAGTTTTTCTAGCAGGGTGTCCAAATTCTCTAGCTGCCATTATAGCTGCCGTCGATTTATCCATGCCTTCTGCTAAAAGCTGTTGATAATAGGCTCTTTCTTTTGACCATTTCCCTTGTTGGCTAGGATCTTCAAATTCAGACGTTATAGCTCGCTGTATCTGGTCAAAAACCATAGTATCTACGTTTCCGATACCTGTTTGAGCCTCCTGTTGTTCTACCGCCTCAGGAGTTATAGTGCTAGCTGGAGGATTATCAACGTAATCATAAACATCTTTTACGCTCTGTGGAATGTATTCCCCAACAGTATCTACAGCTTTTGAGCCAAAATCTTTAGCTTTTGTAATAACGTCTGCTATGCTATCAATAATGCCAGCATCTTCTGGTTTAGGCTCTATACCAGTTAAATCTGGTTTAGCAGCTAACCTTCTAACTTGCGTTGCTCCGGCATCATCACGAAAAGTCCCTAACCCCCACTCGTTAGTACCAACAGGCCTTAAAGTGGTTGTATGACCACCTGGGTTATACCTCATATGATGACGACTAGCATCTTCTACTGGGTATGTCATACCAAAAGGAGAGTACCAATTGCCGTCGCCGCCTATCCACTGGTCTCCAGATGCGTACGGATAGTTATCACCCCTGGGTTTTATATCTAAAATATCTACTCCACCAGAGGTATCAGACCCCGTTCTAATTGTAGGAGAGCTAGCCGCGGCCGTGGCAGCAGAAGGAGCTTGACCACCGCCGATATACCTTCTTCTTTCTACTCGTTCGCCTCTTTTAGGGGCCCCGGCGACCGTATGGGTTTCCCACTTTCTGTTGTCGAACAGGTCTGCTAAAGTCATTAGTAGAATCCCCCATACAGTCCGTGCGGCGGCCTAGGAGGTATTTCTCTAAAATCTGGCGTTCCATCTGGAGGAGGACCGTCTTCACCCGGCGGCGGCTGTTGCTGCGAAAACTCTGGCTTACCCCTTCCGTATGTCTGGGATATGACTCGGTTTAAAGGTGTAGCTCTCTGAACCTTTCTAGGATCTCTGAAGAGCTCTGCAATCTGCATCGATTCTGTATACATTTTAGTTCCTTACTATACTACCCGAAAGTCTTCTTGCGAAGTCGTTTGCTTCTTCCATATTAGGAAACGTTGCGTAATCTTGTTTCCTAAAAGCTTCTGCTATAGCCTGTATATCTCTCATCCTCTGTAAACCAGGACCGAACTGCTCGTCAGGGCCTCTAAACCTAATAGTAGGATATACCATGGTTTCTCTTTCTGGGTCCCCGTGCATTGGGTGACTACCAGTAAATATAGTCTGAGGCGACCCTGTTTGAGGATGGGGTAGAAAAGCCTCGTTTATAGCTTTATTTTGCAGCTCTCCTCTAGCTCTTCTTATCCAGAATGGATCCATTTCTATTCCTATGGTGGAGGTGGTGGGGATCAAACCCACGTCCAAGCTTATCCACTTTGGGGTTACCGCCTGTCGAAGTCATTCGTCACCCCCGGTGCTAATATTATATCACGGGCGGTGCTTTCTAATAACAACATCAACCGAACATGCTGCTGGCCCTATATTCTTTATATTTATTACTATTCTTTACGTCAGCAGCGCAGCTGACCAGCTGAAGAGCAACGTAGCTGACGCATAGCTGACTACTTCAGAAAATTTCTGGAAAATTTAGAAAAAGCCAATTTGTTCGAACCCCAAGTAAAAGCCCGATTTATAACTTTGAAAAATCGAGTAATAAGCCTGAGAGAACCGGAACAACCCCCCGCGAATATTAGTATTTAATTATATACTTAACATCGATTTATAAGAGATTCTTTCGAGCTTTTGGCCATCTATAAAAAACTTTAATTGTTATTTTTCGAAAAAATATTTTATAATCTTTATCATGATATGAAATTAATCGTATCATATATCGATAAGCTCAGCTTATTAGGGAGATAAACGAAATGAATAACGTTAAATTATATTCGCAGCGTGGCGGGCGTCTGATCTGGATGACGCACAAGGACGAACTGGCGAAACACGGGTTTGGACCCGGCGCGAGATTCGACGTCGAACTAACAAGTGGCAAGATCGTGCTGCGCTCGAATCCGGATGGTCGCCGCAAAGTGAGCGACAAGAAAGGCAAGCCGGTTCTCTGCGTGATCGGTAAGGCTATCACTCAAGCTTTCGGGTATGAAGCGAACGGTGTGATCGACATGTTGAAAGCGAATGCCAAAGACGGGGTGATAACCCTCACGAAGTAAAATCCAAAGCTCTTGTCGGGGTCCTTCGGGGCCCCATTTTTTTTGCTTGAATCCCGGTATCGGTTGCCAACAAAACCCGATTTGGCACAAAACACGGCAATTTGTTTCGGGTTTGGCACAAAACACGGGAAACCAGCAGTGCCGGTGGAATCCAGCCAGAATCCCAGAGAATATGCGTGTGTGCGAGAACCCGGTATATCAGGATGATTAAAACAGATGTTCCACTCCAATAAATCACAGGCGCCCTAGCACCTCACATTCAGTATAAACCCACTGTTATCAACTGATAAACCAGCTATAAATAATATTAATTGTTATCCTTTTTTGTGGGAGAGATAAGATTATATTTCAGTTGGAAATTAACTACGGAGATCGAGATGATCGAATATTTAAAGGAAGTTGTCGTTCAGAAATCCAAGGAAGTCACAAAAGAAGAGCTCGCATTATTGGAGAAATCTCTCGATAATTTTGCGATTAATTGCTTTGGAGAGTTCGGGTATGACACCTGCAGCAAGCGCGAGAAATTAATCTGTGTTTGGATGCTGTTCGAGGATGTTTTGAGAGACCAAGAGAATCGACCTAATGATTAGTTACAGTTCGTCATCTCATGTCACAGACACAAAAACCAAAAAACCTGATGACCGTAGGACGTCGCTAGATGACGCTCCATCGTTAGATACCAGAGTGTTGGGTGCAGCGACAAAACCCAAAAGCTATGGTTCTACAAGACACACGATAGCACCGGCATATAACAAAGGTGCATATCAAGTCATCAGTAAGCAGAACATCAAGGATATTGGAAGATAAATAAAAGATTATCCTTGGTCATACCATCAATAACAAATTGTGATTGTTATTTAGAATTGTGGGCATTGTAAGATACTCATACTTTACACAAAGTAACCACACGCACAAGGAGCGTATATTATGGCAGCAACAACTGCAGCAGTAACCAGCGATTCAACAGTAAAGCTGTACACCCAGAAGGGTTCACGTTTGGTCTGGTTGACCAAAAAGCAGCTTCCCGCAACAGTCAAACCAGGTGATCGCTACGATGCGATGATCGAAAAAGACACGCTTACCATCAAATTCTCAGACACTGGCAAGAACAAGGTGTACGGGAAAAAGACAAAAGACGGTAAAGATCCTGTGCTTGCGATCAAAGGCAAGCAGCTTTCGGATGCTTTTGGTATCGACTCAGACGGTATCATCGAGCATATTCCCGTTAAAACCAACGGGAAAACCATGGTTATCGCAAGGTAACCGTTTATCTCCTCCTCCTAATTACGGGACCCTTCGGGGTCCCTTTTTTTTACCTGGAGTCGTACAATGAAGATGCTATGCCAGGTCTGCGAGATACAAGAGCACGACTATCAATACACGGCGCGATGTGGCGAAGTTATTTGCGAAGATTGTTTCACCGAGAAATATATCGCACCGTACAACAGTAACGAACAGATGTTCGAGTTCGATCACAGCGAGGAATAATCATGACTGATACGATCTATGTGGTATATGGCGGTATGGACTGTGACTGTGTTCAGTTCAATGAAAAAAGAACGTTTTCAACCTTATTGGAATACAAGGTTTGGGAAGACAGGTTATATGAAGAAGCTGAAGGACCAATGTGGCATCACAGATGCAGCAAGAAGGCGTATGACTCATTTGAAGAAAGTGAAAGCAGGGATTTGGCTCTAGAAGCTTATGAAAATGGCCACCCTTGGGTTGTCTACACATGATTGACCCACCCAAACGCACTGTCGTTGTCAACAGACATAAGGACTTCGACAAAGAATTTCTAGTAGACGTAATGGGATACTCAGAAAAAGATGGTCGTTTATCGACCTTAACCCTCAATGAAACTGACTGCAACCACATCATCGATAGGTTGATGCAGGAGCTTTGGGACAAACGTTTGATTCAAGAAATGAAGGAGAAAGAAAATGTGGGACAAAGTGATACGCCCGACCTTAACTACGGAGGAACTAAGTGAAATCGACGAAAATGGATTTGACAAAGACAAATCTTATCTACTTAAACAAGACGGCACGGTTGAAATATGGGAAGAGGAACACTCTCTTAAAAACTGGCAAAAGGCGGTTGGTGGGTATGTGGAATGTGTGCCGTCGCAGATCGCTAATGTCTTCTCTAAACATCACGTTATGCTGGTTGATGAGGAAGGTCTTTGGAAGCCTTACAAGATTAATGAAAAGGTCAAGAACGGTATTGTGGGCGACGCTCTTTTGATACCAGGAGAAAGCTTCGAATGAAGTTAGAGAATGGTGATACCGTAATATTGAGAACAAGAGAAGATGATATGGGTTTAATGTGGCATGTTACATTAGAGCGTGAGAAAGATGGTAAAGTAGCTTGGACGACATGCGGCGAAGAACCCAACGAGAAATCAGAAGTTGTTCAAGACCTGTGTCGTTTATTACTTGTTAAATAACGATTTCACTCGTTTCTTAACGATGGGTTATAATAAGCACAATCCTTCAGAGGTTTATCATGAGCAAACTAACAAAGCACGAATCTAAGTTAAAAAGGTTTATGTCAGTTAATCAACTGGCCAAGCTTGGCAATCTACCTACGTATCACTCGTACTGTTTCGAGAAGACAGGTGTGTCAAGACCTGGCAAAACAGCTCGCGATAAAGCAAAGAAAGGCATTCAGTAGTTGTGGCACCGTGACTATTGAGTGCTCCAATCCTGGAACGGTGCACAGGGAGTTTTTATGACAAGAGAAACATTAAGTGGTAATTACGCTACGCGTAGGCTGATAGCTAAGGATGTTCCTGTTTCTGAAATACCTAAATACCAGAGAATGGCCAAAAAGAAAGGTCACAAGGCATACTGGTTCAGAGGTAGAGGTCCAAGAAAAGCAGCATCTTACAAAGCCATGCGTGATGGCACGTGGAAAAAGGTTTTAGGACCTGATCATCCCTACGTCAAGGATTTCAAGACAAAGGGTCTCAACCATAGTCAATACACAAGAGTGCTTGGCTATCTTTATAGCAAATACTGCCAGGATCTACCTGTTAAGTATGCTGATCGAGTATCTGTTTACCATCGATCTTAACAAGACACGGGGTGCTAGTTTCGGCTAGTGCCCCTTTTTGTTTCAGGACATTGAATGAACGTATTGAAGTTACTAAGAAGAATGAATGAACAACCAGAACCACCTTGCACAGGTTGTAAGAACTACGACCATTGTGAAGAGACGGAGATGTGTTGCAAAGGCTTTATGGAATATGTCAACTGGGGAACGTGGAGAGACAAGGAATTTAATCCGAGTTACTATACTTGTATACCAGAGAATGGAGTGTCTGTTAAAGAGTTGAGCAATGCATTAGGAATTAACACGACAGAGCTGCAGATATTGTTGTGGTCAGTTGAGAGGCATAGTCTTGCATTTGAACAAACCGGTTTTTACTTTTACAGAGACATAGAAGATGCCATCGAAAAGATCGCCCCAAAATCAGAAAGATTACGAAAATCTAAAGTTGCACTTTGCCAGATACTGTTGGACTCGAAGAAATCAATTGACCCCGAAAGGTCGAATAACTTGGTCCGAGAGATTCGAAGAAATGTTTGGTATATCACTAGGGGAGTATGCTAAATTGAAACAGAAAGATGGAAAACAAGGAAAAGCTAGAGAAGTTAGAAGAGAAGGAGAAGGAACCGAAGATTAAACGCTCAGAAGAAGAGGAATTCTTTTGGGGTAACTACGAAGAGGGATGGCCATATCCAGATGATGAAGAAAAACCAGAGAACATCGCTATGTATGAATGAACTTTATGCTGGCGCAATGTACGATATACGCAAGTTTGGATCTATAGTTGATAACACTGTAGAAATATGTAATGTTAGTTACATGCTTGAAGATCCAAGAATGCTTAGTATCGATGACATAAATCGCAGATGGAAATCAGAATATGCTGTAGCAGAGTTTCTGTTTTATTTAGGGCAGTCTCCCAAGATTGGTAATATGGGGAAACTGGCTAGCATCTGGGATGAAATTAAAGATGATAACGATGAAGTAGAAAGCAATTATGGTTGCTACATTTTCAACGATCCTTGGTATCAAACCGCGGACGAACTGATAATGAACCCAGAAAGCCGTAGAGCTGTAATACCTATATTTAACGTTAATCATTATGAAAACAATCCAAAAGATTATCCATGTACTGGATTCATACAGTTCTTAATCAGAGACGATAGGCTTCATTTAACGTGGAATATGAGGTCTTGTGATGTCATATTCGGTC